AGCGCTGAAACCCCTTCGCGGAAAAGCGGCAAGTCCTTCCGGATCTTCTCCTGGAAGGCGGCGGGGATTTCCGTCTCGATCCTCAGGATCGGCGGAAATCGTAGCTGGCAGACGACCTCCATCAACGGGTTCTTGTCGTACACCACCCTCGGTGAATCGGGGAATGGCACTGCGTCCGTAAACGTGTGAATCTTGGCCTCCGCGGTCGGCTCGAGCATCAGTTCTCCTCACCCCCCGGCCCTACGACCGAGGTATTGGAGCCACCCTCCTCTTTGAGTCTATCAGGTCCGGCGAGGGCTGAGAAGCAGGTTTGTCGTTTCGTTTCAGGCAAATCTCTTCATCCCGGACGGCAAGGAGCCCAGTCCTTCACGCGTGACTCGCTGTGTCCGCCAGTCCTCGACCTGGGATCGGGTTCGAAGCGCCGGCTGGAAGAAGGCGGGCGGACCGAGGTGGCAAGCATCTTGCCAGTCTGCAAAGGCAAGGTTCTTTGGCCACAAGTACCCACTGCACGGTCGGCGTCACCGGCGCGGCGTCTGCCAGACTGGGTGGAACTTCCGACGCGGCGGGTACGGGTAGCACCGGTTCCGCGGTCTTCTCTTCCGGCTTCTGCCTGGCGGCCTTTGCGAGCTTCTGCTGGATTCGGCGAGCCAGCTCGTCCTGGCGGCGCAACTGCACCACGGTGTACTCCTCGGTGATCTTCGTGCTGGCGTTGCCGGCGATCTTCGAGGCCTCGATGGAGGAGCCGCCGACCTCCTGCCGCCACTGTTGGTGCGGTGGAAGCAGTGCGGCCTGAGCCACGGACCCATCCCCGGCGGTGGGAGGGGCGGGCCGCCCTCGGCAGGTCTCACCGGACGCGCCGGGCGGCCACCCGCCACCACACCACCCGGTCGGCGGCGCGATGTAGGGCGCGGGAGCACGCTCCTGGAACAGGCGAAGCCGCAACCCCGAACCGCCGCACCGGAGCCCAGGGTCCAGAGACTCCAACCGGCGGTGGCGCGAACGCACGACGACCCGGGTTTGGGACGTGGACACGACGTGGCACCGGCGGTAGGCGTGGTCACTCGGACCACTCCCGGTCCAGATGTGTGCGTCGAGGGCGCGTCATCCTGCCTTCGATCAATTCGTACCAGAAAAACCAACGTTGTCTTTCGCTCAGGTCGTGCCTTTGCTTTCGTGCGGCATGTGCTTGCCGGCGCGTGATCCAGTCGTGGTGGTCAGGGCACAAACGCTTGGTGACCGGTCCTCCCTCGTGGTAGTCGTAGAGAACGTGGTGCTCCACGGTTGCGGCTTGTCCGCATCCCTTGACGGGGCAGGTCCCGAACTTGCGAATTAGCACCTCGGTCGCAGAAGGCAATGCAGTTCTTCCCCCGCGGAAAACCGCGCTATCGGGTTGGCTGCCACCAGCATACCGTTTCAGGCGCATGGCCGGATGGGCGATGCCGATGGCGGGACTCGCACGAGCGCGCCTTCATCAGGTCGGTCCTCTGCCAGACGAACCACGGCGCGCCGAAGTTCGCCTACCGCTCACTGCACCATCCTGGTTGCCAGTTCCCCGTTCGCCAAGCTGGGCGGGGGCGCCGGCGCAGCACCGCTCTCCGGCGCCGACATGGGTGTATCCTGGGGTGTCGCCTCCCAGTGCCCGGCTGCGGCCGCGAGCTTCTCCTGAATCCGGCGCGTCAGCTCCTCCTGGCGCTTCAACTGGACCACCGTGTACTCCTCGGTGATCTTGGTGCTGGCGTGGCCGGCGATCTTGGAGGCCTCGGTAGAAGAGCCGCCGACCTCCTGCCGCCAGGTGATGTTGGCGCGCCGCAGCGAGTGCGGCCCGAGGCCGGGGAAGTCGCAGCCTTCGGCGGCCGCGGCCTTCTTGAGGGCCATCCGGACCGCGGAATCCCACATCGACCTCGTTAGATCATCGGGCTGCAGGGAGACCCAGTCGTCTGTCTCGTCACCGGGAGGGTAGACGCGGTCCGGCGGTTTTGGGTAGCGCCAAGGGCAGCGGAATCGTCAGAGCGCGGCGAACCAGGCGGCACGTCGGCTCTACGGGGGCGCCGCAGCTCGCTCCATAGCCGCCGCTGGGTAGTCCAGTCGATCACCGAGTCCAGACTGCGGAGATGCCGCTCCGTAATGGGACCGCGACCTTTCGCTGGGGGCAGGAAGAGAAGCTCCTCCTGGATATCCGGCGCCAGGTTCCCCAGATTCATGATCTGGGTGACCCTGGCACGGGTGACGTAACCCAAGCGCGCGAGATCAGCGTAGTCGCGGATCTCGCCGCCGTCGATCATCTCCTGGAACTTGATGGCCAGGGCCATCAGGCGGGTGATGCGGGGAATGCGACCCTCGGAAGTGGCCGGCGTCGGCTTTGGGGAAGGCGGGGCCGCCTTCTCCCGGCGGCGGCGCGGCGATTTGAGGATCAGCTCCATTGTCAGCGCCGTTCTTGGTTTTAGCTCGGTTGCATCTTCGCGTCGATTGTTCCGTTGCATAGTTCTTTGAGTCCTGCCGAGCGGAAGCTGACGGTCACCTTGCCCGTCCGGCCGTCGTAGCCGACCTTCTCAATGAGCAGGTTCACGATCCGTACCTGCTCGCGCGTCGTCAGCAATTGCCAGACGGGGTCGAACTGCGCCAGGGCCCGAACCAGGTCCTCCTCGTCGATGGGATCGCTTTCGAGCGCTTTGAGTTCTTGGGCGAGCGTGGCCATCCGCTGCTCGGCGGTCTGGATTTCGGTTTGCAGCGCCAGCATGCGGTCGAAGCGTGCCGGCGAATCCTCACCCGCGACACGGACCAGCTCGGCGTTGAGGTCCCGCAACCGGCGGCGGGCGTCGGCCTGTTGTTGTTGAAGATCCTCCATCTTCGCCGCAATCTGCTCCCGCGCCTGGCGCGCTGTCTCCCGGGCGAGCTCCGAGTTGGTGCCCAGACTCCGGATGCTCTCCAACACCGCCGCTTCAATGGCTGGGGCTGAGACCGACTTCGTCTGGCAGTTCTTCCAGCCACGCTGCTGGGCGTGGTAGCAGACGTAGTAGCGGTAGCGCCTCGAGTTCCGCGCCGTGTAGGTGTGGCCCATCGCCGTGCCGCAGGGGACGCAGTACAGCAGCTCGCGCAAGAGGGCGCCGTACTTGTTTTTCAGGCCGGCCCCGTTGCTCTGACCATTGCGGTGGAGCAATTCCTGGACACGGTCCCAGGTGGCCTGGTCAATGATCGACTCGTGCTCGCCTGGGTAGATCACCCCTTTGTGGTTCACCCGGCCGGTGTAGATCACGTTGGTCAGCAGGCCGTGCAGCAAACCCTTGGTGAAGGGCCTCCCACCGCGGGTGTTGCCCTCCTGGGTCGCCCAGCGCTTGGTGCGCCAGCCGCGGCGGTCCAGTTCCTGAAGGACCGCCAGCAGGGCGTGGTGCTCCAGATACAGTTCGAAGATCTTCCGGACCCGGCGCGCCTCCTCCGGGTTGACCACCAGCCTGCCGCCGCGGGGATCGATATCGTAACCCATCACTGGGTGGCCGCCGATCCACTTGCCCTTCTTGCGGGCGGCCGAGAGCTTGTCCCGCGTGCGCTCGGAGATGATCTCCCGCTCGAACTGGGCAAACGACAGCAGGATGTTGAGCGTCAGCCGGCCCAGCGAGTTGGTGGTGTTGAACTGCTGGGTGACGGACACGAAGCTGACGCCGTGCCGGTCGAACACCTCTATGATCCGCGCGAAGTCGAGCAGGGAGCGGCTCAAGCGGTCCACCTTGTAGACCACCACGCAATCCACCTGCCGTGCCTCCACCGCCGCCAGCAAGCATTTAAGCGCGGGGCGCTCCATGTTGCCGCCCGTGTAGCCGCCGTCATCGAAACGGTCCGGCGACGCCTGCCAGCCTTCATGCCGCTGGCTGAGGATGAACGCCTCGGCCGCCTCCCGCTGGGCATCCAGGGAGTTGAAGTCCTGGTTTAAGCCCTCCTCGGTGGATTTCCGGGTGTAGATCGCACAGCGGACGGTCCTCGGCTGCGCCGCGCCCTCGGCGGTCTCAGTCGCCACCCGCTTGCCGTTACCGTTCTTCATGCTGCTTGCCGTTGCCAGCTTCCAGGTTGAAAAACAAAAAGCCGTTCCACTTCGTACCCGTCACCTCGCGAGCGATCGCGCTCAGCGATCGGTAGATCCGGCTGTCGTACTCGAAGCCGTCGGTGCGAACTTTGACCACGATCGACTGTCCCTTGTACTGGCGCACCAGCAGCGTGCCCGGTGCGGGCAGCCGGGGGTCTGTCGCGATGAGCCGGTGACTGGTGCTGCGGTCAGCCGCCGTCGAGACATCGAATCCCTTCGGCGCCCGGATGCACAGGTCGGCGTCGTTGGCGATCTCCAGCGCCCGCCGCCGCGCCCGCTCCGACAGTCCGCCTTCGGCCAGTGCCTGAATCCGCCAGGCGATGCGGCGGAACAGGAACTGCTTATGGTGGGAGCGCGACTCCTCGCCGAAGACCTCGCGGTATCTCTCGCGCAGCTCGCCGACGGTCATGTGGCGCAAGGCTTCAATCTGCTCGTGAACCTGAGTCCCCAAGGCCTTCTCCTTTCTCGGAGGCGTTAACCTCCTGTCCATGAAGGCTCGAAGTGACGGCGGGATCAAGTGAATTCTCGCGCCGCCTTTTGTGGTAGCGCAGATAGCCGGCCGCCAGAATGGACGCGATGGTCTTCAGGTCTTCAGCAGCGTAGCACTCATCGCGAACGGCCCTCTCGGCCGACTCCAAGCACGTCGATGACATGAACCCTCTCTTCTGACCGGAAACCAAGCAAGCACCGGCAAAGGCGTCCGCTTGGGCGCTGGCCCGCGGAGCCCTGGTCTACTGGCCGCAACTTCTTTCTCGGAAACGTGCGGTGTTTCGCGCGCGGCGCCTGGTCCCGGCGGGCAGCCGCCAGAGATTCTGGGACGCCTACCCGGTTGGGTTGCCGCGATAAGCCACGCGCCTTGACCTGCTGCCTCCGACTACAGCCAGGGGTGCCGCCCGGTCTCTAGCCAGGGGTGGCGCCCGGTCTCTAGCCAGCGGCTGCGGAAGACTCTTCGATCCGGCGCGGGCTGCGGCGTGCGGTCCACCTGCCTGGCCGCTTCCGACAGCCGCAGAGCCGCGATCCGGTCGGCCTCGGCATCCAGCCGCAGGCCCATCGAGATCAGCGCCCGCAGGGCTGCATAGGCGTACACGCGCGCGTCCAGAGCTTCGTGGCGCACACCCGGCTTCGGGCGCCACTCGCGCTTCGGCTGGCCCCGGCTATAGGTGGTCACCAACACCTCGCCAAGTAGCTGCTCGAAGTAGTTCTGCTCGCGATCTGCCGGAAAGTGCGAGTAACCGGGCGTTCCGGGCGTATCGTTCTTCAGGCGCCCGATGACGGTCTCCTTCGCGCTGTCGGTGCCCACCAGCCACGGTCGCTCACCGCGGATGTTCTTCGCCGTCGGCTTCCTCTGCCAGACCGGCTGTGGGCCGCTGGTACCCTTCACCGCAAAGATGCGGCGCTGGTAACGGGTCCGGCAGAACTCGTACACCGCCTGTGACTCGTAGCCCGAGTCGATCGTGCACGCCGCCACGGCAAGCGAAATGCCGGCCTCGTAGGGCCACCGCTGCGTGAGGTACGAATCCAGCTCCTGCCAGACCGCCGCGCCGGTCGGATCGCCCGGCATGACGCGGTATTCAAGCGACCAGCTTTCCTCTCCCCGACCCCAGCCGACCAGTTCCAGCTCGAGGCGATCCTTGTGAACGTCCACGCCGGCCGTCAACACCGCCACGCCCTCTGGAACTGGCGCGCGGTAGTGTTCCCGCCGCGCCATCACGGTGGCCACATCAACGCTGGTTTCAGCCTCGTCGTCCCATGGCTCGGCCAGCACCGTGTTGACGAACTCCCGCAGCGTCTCGGGAGATTTCCGGTCCCGAAGGAACTTCCTGGCCAGGCTGCCCCACTTGCGCCACGGCGAATACAAGGCGGAGATCCAGAACCCCGCGGTTTCCCGATCCGGGTGGACCGCCCGCCACTCGCCGTGCTTCAGCATCGAGTGCTTCTGCCAGTCGCCGATCAGCGTCGAGCAATGCTCGCAGCGGTACCGCGCCTTCTCCGGCTCACCCTTGGGCCAGACCAGGTTGTCCCAGCGGAGGATCTGAAACTCGCCGCAGTGCGGGCAGGGCACCCAGTAGCTCTGCTGGTTCGATTCGAGCCACGCCGCCTCGACGCGGGAGGCTCCTTTCACCGTCGGCGTCGAGCAGAGGACGATCTTGCGGTTCCAGAAGTTGGCGGTGCGGGTGATGGCTAGATTGACCGGGTCGCCTTCGCTGCCGGCACTCGCCGGATAGCGGTCCACCTCGTCGAGGAGGCAATACCGGATCGAGCGCATCGCCAGGCCCGCCGGCGAGCTGGCGGCGGCCAGAGTGATGCTGCCGCCCAGGAACTTCTTGTGCAGGATGGTGTTGTTCGAGTCGCGGCTGCGCGCCTCGGCGACCTTGCCGCGCAGGCAAAGCGTGTCGCGCAGCATGGGCGCCAGGCGGTCCTTGGAGAACGCCTCGGCATCGACCTCGCGCGGCTCGGCCAAGAGAACTGGACCGGGATCGAGGTCGATGATGTAG